TAGAGCCAAGACAAAGCGGCTAATTGATATGAACGAGACGGTCTTTATCTGGCCGGAAAAGATAGGTAGATCGTGTAAGGATATTAATGACGTCTGTTTAGCAGCGGATATAAACCAAATATCTCCGAAGTTTATTATTAGTAATTCCTATACAGGCTTAAAAGCTAAACTCTTAATGTCGGAGATTAAAGATTAATCGTTAGCAGAAGCGAGATACCCCTTAAGGTTTTGAGCAAGGGTGCCGAGGTCAGCTGCAAGACGCGAAATCCTCTTTTTTTCGCTTCTTGCAATATTTTCAAACATTGAATCGCAAGGAGCGGAGTGGAGTTGAATTTGAATTGAATTACTATTTGTATCGTTGAGGAAAAGAACAAAGGCATCAATCTGGCTAATCCACTCATTGAGTGTTTTGATTTGATCAACCTTTACGTGATCAATGCGAGTTTGTCTTTCTGCGGCCTTAACATCGAAATCCGAAGGCTTAGCTGTATCTAACTGTTGCGCCATAGCCTCCTGATCATTAGCGGGAGCAGCTTCTGGAGCCGGTGCTACATCCGCTTCTAAAATATAATCAAATCTCGACTTAAAATAACTCATAATAGTATTTATGTTAAAGATTAAATAATTTTACATGAAAAAGAAGGTTCTATTTGAAGATACGGTTTCAATGTACAATAGGTGGGTATCGGGCCAAGCCGCACGCGAGTTTGGAGCTATCAAAATGAAATTTAATGATCTTATCGGTAACGACAAAGGATATAGAACTCAAAATCCAAACGATGCACGCGCTAGCAATGTAATTCCATACCCTATACCAAATACAGTATCAATTCTCGGCGATCTAATTACCAATACAACAAGTGCAATTGCTAACTTTAAAACCGCATTAAAAAATCCTCTTGTGCAAAAAGACGAGAAAGCACAAAAAGAGTTACAATTAATTGTTAATTGTCTTAGTAATTCTTTAGAAGAGCTCAAGCAAATATTTGTCGTAATAGACAAGAGTGCTAAAGACGCTTGATTTTAGCAGCTACTACATTATTATAATATAATGCTTAGTAGACTTTTAACACAATTAACTGCGCTTGTGGTTACCGCTATTTTATTTGGTTTGCTCTTAAAGCACTTTGGTGTTTCACTATTTATAGGTGTTACCCTCGGTGTTATTATACAATTCGGCCTCTATTATGCCTTTATCACAGTGCTCGGCGCTTACGTGGAATTAAAAAATAAAAAACTTGAAAATGAAAGAATAAAGGAGTTCAGCCTGCAAGGTCTTGAAGTTACATGTCCGTGTGCACTTAAGAAAACAGAATTTGTTCCTATTATCTTAAACACAAACAACAATTATAAATGCGATTACTGTCAAAAGAATGTAAGTGTCTATATCGCAGCAGAAACCGCTCTCGTTACTGAGACTCTTGCAAGTGTCACACTCCCGGCACCTGTACCTTTAATTATTACCGATAATGGAAATTCCTGAAAGTATTAATAGTTTAACCGAGGAAGGCATAGCAGATAGGTTTGCTGTGGTTGTCGATTCACAGCGCATTTCATTCGACGATATTCTGAATTCACTTAGACAAAAATTAGATCTTCAAAGTTACAAGTCTCTTGAAGAAGGTCTTATCTTTTACAAAAAAGACACTTCATCAGATAAGAATATTATAAAGAACCTACTTCTTCTTTATATCGATACTCTCACAAAGACAGTACAGGTATCAAAGATTAAGGATGAACATAAAAGCGAATTAATTAAAGCTCTCAATACATCCATTACCGGCGCGATACAGAATATCGACGCTACACATACATTATTAAATTACTTTAATGAAGAGAAGAATATTCTTGACGTGCAGCGAATTTCATACATAATACTCGGATATGTCATCGACACTATCAAACGAATCAATATCACTAAGAGATAATACAGAGCTTAATATGACGTACGACGAGTACGCTCGCTGGCTGTGCCTTCTAGAGGGCGTAGAGATTGTGAGTAAGCGCGTAGAACAGCTTAAGAAACGTTCAATTGAAAATGATGTCGATTGGATTAAGCCGCTTGCATTTCAAAAATATATCGAAGAGCGTTTTCTTTCTATGAAATCCGATCTCGATGAAATTGAAGCTAACAACGCTATTACGGCTCCTAAACTTCCATGCACTACATCATCGGTACCAGTTTCAGTGTAAGACCCGATCCTCGTCGTGGATTTAGATCATTAGAAAATTCCTTTAATGTTAATGTTTTATACAAACTTATTAATATTAATCTAATTAATAATGTCTTAAATTACACATTCGATGGTACTGATAGGTCGCGCGTTATACTTCCTTTCGAATCAAGTAAAGCTGCAGATAATTTTATTGCTAAATTACGCAATGAAGCGGTGCCTGATTACACGACAGATGTAGGCAAGGTAGATGTTTAATAACCGCCGTAAACAGATCCATAATCAGTAAGACTGTAATCAAAAACAGATTTTGATTCGACATCAGCACTATAACTATAGGGCTTCTGAGCACCGGATGCGGTCGGATTGAGTGTATCGTCATACACCTGCTGGTTAACCGCTTCACCTGATAGCCCAGGCTCAAATGACCATTCAAATCGCTTAGCTTTAATTAACCAAACATAGTGACCACCGAGTGGATTAATCTGCGCGATGTCTTGATCAAGACGCTCGGTAATCTCGTAAAAATTACCATTACGACCGTTAACGCGGTCGCTTCCGTATTCAGATAATTGAAATACATCCCCGGATCTTGGTTCTGAGCCACTACCGAAAGTAGCATAAAAACTATTATATGATACAAATGCTGTAACTTCATCCTCAGAGAGTAAACCATACTTACTGAGCATAAGAGCATTTTCGTTTAAATTAATACCGAGAAGAATTGGTAGAGGAGGGGCAAATTGTTGTGTTGGCTGTTCACCGTATAGCATATCAGCTGATAGAGTGTTAAAGGTATTAACATAGTACAGTACTTGCTGACCGTATAAGCTAATTTGCTCCTGCCAATAATTAGCATATAGAATACGCTCGCTTTGATTGTTCGCCTTGTCAGTAAAGCGTATGCATGGATTAGGAGTATAATCTATGCTCGCAGGATAAATCTGCGGAGTTGGATTACCTGTATAAAAATCTTTTGTATCGATAGTCATTATTTGGTTAGCGTAAAGAACCCCGATTCATGGTGTGGAGCTAGATATATCCCTGTATTACCGAGAGTACCTTTAAATTCACTAAGATTAAATTGATCTTTAAGTTTACGAGCTTTAGCAAGATTAATTGTCTTTGTACCCTTATTCATTGTCTTAAGAGTTTCAAACTCTTGAACAGAGTTATTATCGTGCTTACAATATTCAGGTACAGTTTTACCACCTGTAGCGGAATGCGAATCTACATCGGGTATAATATTAGCCATATGACGGTGCTGTCTTGCCACACCGGTTTTTTTATTAATGTGAGGATTAAAGACCTCTGAAACAAATTGCTTAAAGCTGTTCACCAAAGTATTTATACAAAAAAAAGGGCCTTATTGCTAAGGCCCTTTAATTTAATTTTTGATCTATTTAACTTATTAGAGCTTACGGAAATCGCGAAGCTGGCCCTTAGGAGCCTTGTAGGTATCCTTAGCAGCGCCAAAGAGAACCTTACCAACATTCTTAGAAACCTTTGAATCAACAGGTACTGGCTTAACAGGTACTGGTGTTGAATCAGCTGTATCAGGTACCCCATCAGCAGCGCCATAGATATGAACCTTCTTACCCTTAGCGTCTACGTCACCATCGATTTCACCCTCACCGATCTTACCGTCAACGTGATGGGTTGACCATGAATCCTTAACCTGGTTGTCCTTAGCACCGGTCTTGGACCAGGGATGCTGCCCGCCCTTAGCGAGTGAACCAGAAACGTTAAGTTCTTCGAGCTCTGTAGCTTCAGGAAGTGTATCATCACTCTCTTCAGCTTCTTCACCTTCGAGTTCGCCCTCTTCATCGCCGATCTGTTCTTCTTCAGAACCGAGAACGGCCATAAGAGCGTCGTGAAGCTTAGCAGCAAGCTCACGATCAAGAGTGATTGTTACTTCACCTTCATGCTCTTCTGTACCAGGAAGGTCGAGAGCTTCGGCATCATGATGCTCAGTATCAGCAGGTGAAGTTACGTTATCGTTCATTACATCCTCATAGAGGCGATCAAAAATAGATTTGTTCATAAAATTATTTATAGGCTCCACTTCCATTTTTTCCGGGGCCAATGAAAGTTTTTCTACTCCTGAAAAAGTACTCTTACCCTTGGCGTCCTTAGCTTCGAGAGGCTTTACTAGAGATTTTTCATTTTCATTAGCACCAGGGCCGCGTTTATCATAAGCTTTTGTCTTAAGTCCCTTTGGCAAAACGGCATCAGATGTCTTCTTACCTGCTACGGCAAAGGTATCTTTAGGCGGGAAATTCTTTTTAGCTTCAGTAAGTACTGTTGAGGCGTAAAAATCACCCATTTCAACGAGATTGCGTGCTTTATTCATATTGCCTAATTATTTATACTAAATGGCTACTAAAAAAGAAAAACAGCAATTTTATCTTGGTAATGAAAGCCTACCAACGCCTGACGCTTTATTTGATTATAAATCAAATCCTGAATGGATAAAAGATATAGAGAAATGTAAAAAGAATATTCTTTATTTTGCAGAAAACTTCTTTTACATTACAAATCTTGATGAAGGTAAGATAAAAATTCAACTTCATTTGTATCAGAAGCGGATTCTTCGATCATTACGTGATAATCGATTTGTATGTATGTTATCAAGTAGACAGAGTGGTAAGGCACTTGCACTAGATACGCCGATATTAACCACATCCGGGTGGTCAACAATGGGTGAGCTTAAGAAAGGCGATCGAGTATACGGAGCTGATGGTGAACCTTGCAATATCGTGCATGCCCACGAGACCCTTGATAACCGTAAATGTTATAAAGTAATATTTGATAATGGTGAGGAAATTATTGCCGATGCAGATCATCTATGGTTTACAGAATCGAGAAATGAAAGAAAGACAAGTGGTACAGTAAAAACTACGCAGCAGATTGTCGATACATTATACGCGCCATACTGCAAAGAACCTAATCATAGAATACCTGTATGTATAAACGGAGTAACGGGAATTGAAAAGGAACTACCTATTGAGCCTTATGTACTTGGATTGTGGCTAGGGGACGGAGCGAGTGCTAGTGGTACTATAACTGTAGGTAGACGAGATATACACGAAATTATAGATATTCTTAATACCCAGCAAAAACAATTCGACAAATTAATTTTACATGAATACAAGAAAGAGGTATATACGTTGAGAATAACATCAACAAAAAATTTACACACAGAAAGTTTATCCGGATTAATCAAAAACAATAACCTAAAAAACAATAAGCATATTCCTAATGAATACATGCTTGCAAGCAGACAGCAGCGACTCGCTCTACTACAAGGGCTTATTGATAGTGATGGGTATATTAATGATAGAGGAAATGCATGTTTTTATAATACAAATTTAGAATTAGCCAAGCAGGTTAAAGAGCTCATAACTAGTCTTGGATATAAAGTTACATATAGAGAGTATGTACCTAAATTGAGAGGCGTTGAATGTAATATCTCCGCTATCGTTACATTTAAGCCAATAGAATTTGTATGTCGTCTACCGTTTAAGCGTAGTAGAATTCAGGTAAAGCCGCCTACTGCACAGTCACATCTTCGCGCACAATGGCATTATATAAAACAAATTGTTGAAGTGCCGTCGGTACCTGTTAGATGTATTACTGTTGATAGTGTAGATAATTTATATCTCGCTGGTAAGCAGTTAATACCCACACACAATACTACTCTCTTCACAATTTACGCTCTTTGGATAGTATGCTTTCAACCCGACCAACGCGTTCTTATTGTAGCTAACAAAGAATCAACAGCTATTAATATCTTTAAGCGCGTTAGAATGGCGTATGAAAAATTACCAAACTATCTAAAGTCTGGTGTCGTAGAATACGGTAAAACATCGATGTCATTGGCTAATGGCTCAAGTATTGGTATCAGTACAACAAGTAGTGATGCCGGTCGTGGTGATTCTGTAAACGTTGTATTATTAGATGAGTTAGCGTTTATTGATAATCATCTTGTTGAAGAGTTCTGGGCTTCAGTCTACCCTATTATTTCATCTTCTAAAAAATCTAAAATCTTCGTCGCTAGTACTCCTAATGGAACAGGTAATCTATTCC